AGATAAAGTAGTTTATAAATCTACTGGATCTGTGGCATCTGGATTAACTCAAGGAATATATTATGTTTATAAAATTGATGATGATAGAATAAGTTTATGCGAAACATTTAAAGATTCTCTTAGTATTCCACCGTTAATTGTAAATATTGATTCAATTGGATCTGGAAATCATAGTATTAATTTGATTAATCCACAAATACCTATTATTAAAAATAATAATTTAGTATTTAATTTATCTGATTCCTCTTTGCAAGGATATGATTTTAAAATTTATTATGATAAAAATTTTACAAAAGAATTTATAAGTGATGGAAGTGAAAGTAATTTTTCAATCATTGGTATTGGAACAGTTGGAGTTTCTTCAACTGCATCTTTAACTATAAATTTTTCAGAGAAATCTCCAGAAAAACTTTATTATTCTTTAGAAAAGTCTGGTTATATAAGCACATCAGATAAAGAAGTAATTAATTATTCTCAAATTTTATTAAAAAATAGTAAATATAATGGAGAATATTATGTGAATGGAATTGGTTCAACTACATACACAATATCTTTAAAATCTATACCCGAAAAATTATCTTATGATCAAAATGAATGTGACACATTAGAATATACAACAAAATCATCAGCGGAAGTTGGTGGTGCAAGTAAATTACAACTTTTATCTGGAGGAGTTTCTTATAAAAATTTACCTTTATTTGAAAGTACAGATTCTAAGAATGGGTCGGGTTTATTTGTTAAATCATTATCAAATCAAATAGGCAATATAAAACAGGAAAAAGTGATTAATGAAGGATTTGAGTACTCATCAGATAAAACTTTAAGACCAACAGCATTTATTCCAAAGTCATTATCAATTTCTTCTGCAAATACAATAGATTCAATATCTATTGTTAATGGTGGAAAAGACTATACACTTCCACCAAATTTAGTTTGTATAGATACAGATACCGGAAAACTTATTGATTCAGGATATATTAGGGCAACATTATTCGGTTCATCAATTAATTCAGTAATTATTGAAAATAATCCTAAAGGATTACCATCTAAACCAGTTACAATTAGAGCAGTTGACAATTCAAACGGAATTTCTATAAATAGGGTCGAATATTCTTCATCGGGTACTGTTTCTTGCACTCTTGTCACACCAATTTTTGGATTTACCAATCCTCCATTTTCAGAGAATGAAAAAATATATGTAGAGGGAATTCAAAAAATTGATTCTAATGGTAATGGATTTAATTCATCCGATAACGGTTATAATTTTTTTACAGTTACAAAATATATTTCTTCAAATCCAGCTATATTAGAATATGATATTTCTGAATTTACTCGTAATCCAGGAACACCAAAACCAATACAAGAATCTTACGCAAGTATAATTAGTTATTCTAATTATCCTGAATTTAGAGTAACTCAAACATTTTCTCCATTTTTTATTGGGGAAAAATTATATACTTACAATGATAATGAATTTATTGATACAGATTTGGTAGTTATAAATTCCGATTCAAATTCATTGAGAGTTTTTGGTGAGTATGATTTATCTCCAAATGAAAAAGTTAGAGGAAATCAATCTTTAAGTGAAGCAATTGTAAAAGAACAATATTCAGTAAAAGGTAAATATAATATTAAATATTCAAATAAAAAAGACTTAGGATGGAAAAAAAATGATGGAAAATTAAATGAAGATTTTCAAGTAATTTCGGATAATGATTACTATCAAAATCTTTCATATTCTATAAAAAGTAATAAAACTTGGAATGAAATTGTGACACCAGTGAATAATCTTTTACATCCATCTGGAATGAAAAATTTTGCAGATTTTCAAATAGAAAAATCTGTTACATCTGGAATTGAAACCTCAACAACAAGTATCAGTATCACTAATTACTTTGTTAGCGAGAATAGAGTAGATAGAATTAATAATTTTGATTTAGTTAGAGATATAGACATACTAAATCCAAATACAACTCAGGCAAGTTCTAAGTTTTTAGAATTTAATAAAGTAAAATTATCAAATTATGTTCTTTGTAAAACTAATAGGGTTTTAGAACTAGATGATATAAGTAGGTTCTTTTCTAATAGTGAAGATGATAGATCTTCAACTACAAATATTTCTGATATAAATCCAAGCAATCAATATAATAAATTTTTAGTTCAAATAAGAAATATTGATACAGAAGAAATTCAGTTTGATGAAGTTATTACTATAAACAACGATAATAACATTTTTACTTTAAATAAGGGATTTGTATCATCTAGAACTTCAGAGTATTTTACTTTTAATAATAATTTTTTATTATCTAAAATTGATGGATATATAAATGATTTGGGTATTTTTTATCTTAGATTTATACCATATGATGAATATGATTCAATTTTTGATATTAAAGTTTTACAAACTACTATTTCTAATGATATTGGAATATCATCAACTAAACAAATAGGATGTGTAGATTTAATTAATGAAAATAAGAACTTTTTAGATGGAATTACAGATTCACTAATAAGTATTGATTCTTCAAAATATTCATCTTTACACGCAAATATAGTAGTTTCTGATTTAGTTGGATCTGAAATAAATTATGTTGAATTATATTTAACTCATGATGGAACTAATAGTTATTTGAGTGAATATTATTTTGATAATAAAATTGGAAATAGTTCTGAATTTATTGGTACATTTAGTTCTTCAATTTCAAATGGTATTTTATCTTTAAATTATACAAATAATTCAAATAAAACAATTAAAGTTAGAACTAACTCTATTGGATTTGGTTCAACAGATTTGGGTGAAGATGTGTATAGATTTATTAATGTTGGCGAAATTCCAGGAAATGAAAGAAGTGTACTATATAGTACCAATTATACAAATGTCTCTTCTGCATCCACTACAATTTTAACTTTAGATAAAACATTATTTTTATCAGTAAAGTCTACTATTAAAGTTTCTGTGGGAAATAAAAGTGCATTGCATCAAATATTATCTATTAATGATTCAATTGACTCTTCTTTCTTAGTACAATATCCATTTTTATCTGATGGCGATACAACTGGAATTGGTACATTTGGTTCAGAAATTGTAAATGATAATTTCAATATAAAATTTTATCCGGATTCATCAGTAACCGGTAATATCGAAATTATTTCTTTTAGTGAGTGTTTTTATAAAGAATTGGATTTTAGTAATGATTTTCCTTCTTTAAATTATGGTAAAGTTACTTCATCATTGGGAACATATAATTATTTTGGTTTAAATTTATTTTTAGGTGAAAGAACTGATTTTCAATTAAGATATAATTCTACACCAGTTTTCTCTAAGAGATTTAATCCTTTAAGTTCATCTACAGTTGAATATTCAACTGGGAGATTTAATATTCCAAATCACTTTTTTAGTACTGGTGAAGAATTAATTTACACTCCAGGTTCAACATTTAGTGGTGTTCCTCCTATTTCTATGGGAATAGGTGAAACTTCTAATTATTTGGGAGTAGTAACTAATATTTTACCAAATAAATTATGGGCAATTAAAGATAACAATTCTGTTTTTAGGGTGGCAACAAGACCAGAATATGCATTTCAAGGCATATCTGTAACATTTACTTCTCCTGGATCTGGAAATGCTCATCGAATGGAAATGTATAAAAAAAATGAGAAAGTAGTAATTTCCATTAATAATTTAGTTCAATATCCAGTTTCTTATAGTTTGATAAATCATAATTTACCTGAAACAATTACTGGATTATCTACAATATTCAAATTAAGTGGTATAGGTTCTATTTTTGTTGACGATATATTAAAAATTGATAATGAGTATATGAAAGTAGAAAATGTTGGTTTTGGTACAACAACAGAGAGTATATCATTCAATGGAGATTTACCTTTAGTTCAAGTTGTGCGAGGATCTCTTGGAACTAAAGCAGAGGAACATAGTGGATCTTCAGTAGTTGGGATTTACAGAGGGTTTTATAACATAGTTGGAGATAGAATTTTCTTTACAGAACCACCAAAAGGAAGTTTATTAGATTCAATTGAACCTTTACCAACTGTTTTACCAAGACAAAGAGATACTTTTAATGGTAGAGTATTTTTGAGAAAAAATTATGAAACTAGTAGAATATATGATGATATTTCTGATAAATTTACAGGAATCGATCAAACATTTACTTTAACTACTCAAGGAATAAACACTACTGGAATAGGAACAAGTGGAGGAAATGGAATTGTATTTATTAATAATATTTTTCAGTCTCCAACTACATTAAATAACTTAGGTAATAATTATTTTATTACTGAAAATTCCGGAATTAGTAGTATAGTATTTACAGGTATAACTAGTGCAGATGGAACAGTATATAAATCAATTTTTGATGTTAATCAGAATCAACTTCCAAGAGGTGGATTAATAGTTTCTTTAGGATCGACACCGGGTTTAGGATATGCACCTTTAGTTGGCGCATCGGTGACTGCTACAGTAGATTCTAATGGGTCAATACTTTCGGTTGGAATAGGATCAACTATTGGAACGTTTGGTTCTGGATATAGAAATCCGGTTTCTGTTGCTGTCACTGAAAGTTTCCATACTGGTATTGGTGCTACAATTGAAGCAATTGTAGGTGCTGGAGGAACTTTATCATTTAATATTATTGGTGGTGGAACTGGATACATAAATCCAACAATTAATATTTCTCCACCTAGTTATGAAAATCTTCCAGTAATTGGAGTATCTAGACTTGGAATCGGAGAAACGACAGATACAGGAACTGGATTATTATTAAATGTTCAAGTTTCGGCAAGTTCCACATCAGTTGGTATTGGTTCTACTTTGTTTGAAGTGTCATCTTTTAAAATAACAAGACCTGGGTATGGTTTTAAAAAAGGTGACGTTTTTACTCCTGTTGGGTTAGTTACATCTAAAGGGTTTGATTCTCCACCAGAATTATTTAAAATTACAGTATTAGAAGTATTTAATGATTCTTTTGGTGCTTGGCAATTTGGTGAATTGGATTATATTGATTCTATTAAACCTTATCAGGATGGAGTTAGAACAAGATTTCCAATTTTTTATGAAGGAAAATTGTTAAGTTTTGAAATTGATGAAAATGATCCAGATTCACAATTAATTGAATTTGCACCTTTATTTTTAATTTTTGTCAATGGAGTATTACAAAAATCTGGTGAATCATATGACTATACTGGAGGAACAGCATTTACTTTTAAGGTTCCACCAAAACCAACTGATAATATTTCAATATTCTTTTATCGTGGTTCGAGAGGAGAAGATACTGAAGAAGTTACTAATGTAAGACAAACTGTAAAAAAAGGTGATAATTTACAAGTTTTTAGTAATAATAATTTTCTTGATTTAACTGTTTCTGATAATGTTTCAAGAACCGTTTATGAAATAGCAGGTTCTAGTAAAGTAGAAACTAACATTTATAAAGAAGTTGGAATTGATGAATTAAATTTAAAACCAGTATTTTGGAGTAAACAAAAATCAGATCTTGTAATTAATGGAGAGTTTGTTTCTAAAATAAGAGAAATATTAGAACCTCAAATTTATCCTACAGCAAGAGTAATTAGTGGTATCTCAACAAATTCTACTGATTTATTCTTAGATTCAATTAAGTTATTTAATTATGAAAATGAGAGAATAAATGCAATTAATTTTGATGCAATTATAATGAATCAAGAGTCGAATCCAATAATGGCAAATATAAATTCTACTGTTTCCGCATCTGGAACAATAAGTTCTCTTAATATTTTAGATGGCGGAGAAGGATATGCCAGTTTTGGATCGACAATTTCACTAATAATTTCTTCGCCAAATGGTTCTTTAATAGAAACTATTAACAATTCAAGAGCTACTGCATACGCAACAGTTTCTAATACTGGAATAATAACGTATCCAATTGTAATTACAAATCCTGGATTTGGATATACATACACATCACCCCCACAGGTCATAACAGAACTAAAACCTTTTAAAACTGAAGTAATAAAAAATATTTCTATTCTTCAAGGATCTGAATCATCTATAGTTGGTATTTCAACAACCACTGGAATAGGAGTTCCTTTAGCATTTAGATTTGAATTATTTCCGGCACCCACATTGTTGTCTAATGGATATCTAGTTTATATTTCAAATACTAATGTTGGAAATGGAGTTACTTCAATAAACACTGGAAACAACGATATAGTTTCAATAAGTACTTCATTTTTAGATAACATTTACTATGTAAGTTCTTATAGTTCTTCTACTGGTATTTTAACCTGCAATGTTCATTCTGAGACTGTTACAATTGGAATTCAAACTATCGGGACAGCAGATTATCCAGTTGGTAAACTTTCTTGGGGAAGGATATCAAATTTTACTCGCTCAAATAATCCAATTTCTATAGGAGTTAGTGGATATACGTCAAGTGTTGGGATAACTTCATTTGGATATAATTCTGGTTTATCTACATATCCAATTATTCAAAGAAGGGGGGTTGGATTTAATAAAACTGGTTCTTTAGATTTAAGAATATTGGATCAAGATGAATTTCTTTAAAATTATTATAAATACATAAAAAAGTTTATATAAATGTCGGCACTTGTAACAGATCAATTTCGTATATTAAATGCTTCTAATTTTATAGAATCAATTAATAATAACTCAAATTCTTACTATGTGTGGGTAGGACTGGTAAATCCAGACATAAATAATGGAATAGGTAGAAATTCAAATTGGGAAGATTCATCTACTGATGGGTTTCCAGTAGTTCCAAATCCAGTAGATTCTTTTAATAATAGTAATCATTATAAAGATACTATTATTTTTGGGAAAAAAATAACAACTTCTAACATTAGAAGAGTTATTAAAAGAATTGATTGGGCAAGAGGGACAAAATATGATATGTATAGGCATGATTATAGTATTGAAAATCCTACACCAATAACTAAAAGATATAGATTATATGATTCAAATTATTACGTTATGAATAGTGAATACAAAGTTTATATTTGTATTCAAAATGGATCTAATGGAGATAATCCAACTGGAAATCAGTCTCAATTTGAACCAACTTTTACTGATTTAGAACCCTCTGTTGCCGGGACAGGTGAAGATGACTATGTATGGAAATATCTTTTTACAGTTTCCCCAAATGATATTGTAAAGTTTGATTCTACAGATTATATTTCAATTCCAAATAATTGGGAAACATCAGCAGAACCACAAATTAGATCTGTTAGAGAAAACGGAAATTCTATAATTAATAATAATCAAATAAAAACTGTATATATTGAAAATTCAGGAAAAAATTATACATCTTCAGTTATAAGAGAAGTTGATATTTTAGGAGATGGAATTGGCGGAAGAGTTTCTGTAGAAACAAATTCAAATGGGGAAATAATAAACACTGTCGTGACTTCCGGTGGACATGGATATACTTATGGAATTGTCGATTTAAGTGGATTGCAACCTGCAGGATCATTTTTGACAGATCCAGCAAAATTAATTCCAATTATACCACCTTCTTATGGTCACGGGTATGATTTATATAAAGAACTTGGTGCAGATAAAATATTAATATATTCAAGATTTGATGATTCATCAAGAGATTTTCCCATAGATACTAAATTTTGCCAAGTTGGAATATTGAAAAATCCATTTAATTTTTCTTCCTCCGAAATTTTTGTCGGATCTCAATTTTCTAATTTATATGCAATAAAAATAGGTGCAGATGCAAATAATAATTTGCCAAGCATAGGAGAAAAAATCACACAAAGTACAAGTGGTGCTTTAGGATATGTTGCATCATATGATAATGAAACTAAAGTTTTAAAATATTTTAAAGATAGATCACTTTATTATAATCAAATAACATCTGACCAAACAGATTATATTGGGTTTTCTATTGGAAAAAATGCAAATATTGATTTTATATCTAATGGAAGTATAATTGGAGAAGAAAGTTCATTTAGTGGATCTGTTGATGTGAATTTTTCTGGAATTACTACATCAGTAAATAATAAAATTATTAACCTTGGGGTTGAATTTGATAAAGGTCTTTCAAATCCGGAGATAAATAGAAAGACGGGAGAAATTCTTTATATTGATAATCGCCCATTAATAACTCGTAATATTAGACAAAAAGAAGATATTAAAATTATCCTGGAATTTTAAAAAATGGCACAAAAAACAAATTTAAATGTAAGTCCATA